GTTTCCCGAACGCTGGTTTGACCGTAACCGCCAGTTTGACTGGCGTATTTGCCTGCATCCATACGTTGTTTAGGAGATTGTCCGCCTCCTGGTTCCCAGATTGGGTTAGCTGAAACGCTGGAACCACGTTCCATTTTTGCGTTCTTGCCCTTTGCCCCATCAACGGTTTGTGTACCGCTGGTGTGGGAAACAAATTTAGCCATTACAGCCCTTCCTTGTAGAACATGCTCTATAGGGTGTTTACCGTGTCCCACGAACTGTATACGAACCTATGTTATATGGCGAGGATGCCTCAGGAACATTGCCTAAACGGGCAAACCAATCAACAGTCCAATAGTCATCTACCTCGGGTGCGTATTCAGGTTCGTAAGCGTATTTACGCATTTGGTTAGCTAAAGCTAAAGCCATTACACGGTCATCATAGGGAGAACCAGACATAGACCCTCGGTCGTTTCGCACATAAGTGCGTAACTCCCCTACTGTGTTTCGATCATTTATTTGCAACTCGTTATTTCGCAAAGCTGAACTTAAATCGTCAATCATTAATGGTTTAGAAGTACGGGTGGTTTTCCAGCCGTACTCTTGGCTAATCCTGTTGTTGACGTTGTTTAGTTGCCGTTTCCTGAAAAGGTTTGGGTAACCCAAGTGTCGTAGTTCTGTGATCGTTGTAAGTCCGTGGTTGTTTGATTCCACACAGCACAAAGCATTGCGGTACCACATTCCCACAGACATCACTTCTTCAGCTAAAAGATCTGGTGCTATATGACCATGCCAGATCGCTGACTGGTTTCCAGTCCCAACATTAAGAACTTGGATAACGCTGTAGTCCCCGTGACCAAGCCCCTCCGCTGTATCCACACCCATCACATAGGCGCTACGAGATTCTGGAGGTTCCCAAACTTCAAAACTCATGTTCTGAACTCTATAGCTGAACCGTTTCGGTGTAAGTAACCAGTCTCACCAAACGTTGTGTGCTTACCCATTTCTTCCAAAATATCGAGGTCAAAAACAGGATTACCCGACTTAACGAACGCCTCTTCGGGCGTTGTCGGGTACTCCTGAGCAAGCTGCCACGGCAGCATTGACTCAACCTTCTCTTGATACCAAGAGTCGCCTCTGTCTTCAGTTGCGGACCAAGGGTAAAACATTGGTTCAAATTTGTTAGAACCTGTGCTGGCACCTACCCATAGGTGATGAAAAAAGTTTCCAGAACCGTTAGCAGTGGAAAGCCCAATGATGCGGCCTCCCACATCGGCTACGGGTTCTATCGAAGCCCATGCTTCTTCTGGGTTTGGAAGGAAAGCCCATTCGTCAACAACAATAAGTGTTGCTGATTCACCACGGGCAGGATCTGAAGCCGAAGGCATTGACGTAATCTGGCTTCCGTTGTCGAACCCCATTCTTTGTTGGTGCTCAACCAAAGACTTAGGTCCACGTTCTACCATCCATTTCGGTAAATGTTGAAATCCGTATTTACTTTTCCGAAGTAACAGTACGGATTCCCTCTCAGTTCGAGAAAGATCAATAATGTTTTGGTCTGGATGAAAAAACGCCAGCCAGAACTGGTGGGCAGCTACCAGTGTGCTCCACCCAATTTGTCGTGCTTTTAATGTAAGCGAATATCTATGAGCGGCCCAGTGTTCGATAGCTTCTTTCTGAGCCTGACGTAACCCAAAAAGGATACGACCATGAGCAGGGTGAGCAATGTGCCAATAGTTCTGTAAAAAATAGCTCTCATCTCTAACACATTTTCTCCACTCAGCTTCTTGTTTGAGTTCAACTAACCTTGAATTCATGATCACCAACCATTATTGGTACGTCCCAGAGGCGCTAACCCCACAGCAGTGCGACGATATACAACGCCGAGGGGATTCGATTCAGGAAGACTCGGGTTTCCACTTCGGGGAAGACCCGAGTCAACGCAATTCAAGAATCGCTTGGATTTACGATGACGAACCCAGTGAAACAATTTGTGCTTGGATGCGTCAAGCAAACAAAGAAGCAGGCTGGTACTACGACCTAGAAATACCAGAAGCCATTCAATACACGAAGTACTCGCCTGGAGAATACTACGACTGGCATATTGACGGAAACTCTGACCAACATGCCGCTCGTCGTTTGATGAAGGAAATTGCGCCCCCGATTCCACTGAATATGACACCGTTTCCCCAGTTTCAAGGCACCGTCCGAAAACTTTCAGCAACTGTCAACCTTTCCGATCCCCAAGACTACACAGGAGGAGAACTTCAACTGAGATGCTACGACCAAATGCATCTCTTCAACGATTGTCCCAGAGGTTCGATTGTTGTATTCCCTAGTTTCATAGAACATCGGGTTAGCCCAGTCGAATCAGGGGAACGATGTAGCGCAGTTGTTTGGTACAACGGCTACCCATTCCGTTAGCTTTCGCCACCATCTACAAACTCAGGAATATATTTCTTATAAAGGTACATCACTGGTTGTTCTCTAAAAACAGAGTCATGGTGAAACCAAACCCGATCTTTAACAGAGTACGGACGCACAATAGGTTTAATTTTGAAACCTTGTCCAGCGCAGACTGAAACCTGAAACTTAGTCATCCAACAACCCACATCTTTCCGCTAAATCTCAATATAAATACATTCACCAGGACATTCTTCAGCCGACTCAATAACAGCATCCAAAAGCCCTTCGTCAAAAGAAGCCAACCCATGAGCACCACCAGGATTATCGAACACATGCCCGTCTTCCTGCACATATGCTAACCCGTCATCACGCATGACAAAAACATCTGGAGCAATCTCAGCGCACAAACCATCACCAGTACACAAGTCCTGATCGATCCAAACCTTCATTAGCCATCCATATGTCCACAGCAATCACAATGATTGCAACTACAGGGACACGACTCACAATTGCAATTCGGGCACTTTGCTTTCATCATCAGCAATCCATATCTTTCCGCAACTGCTCCCACACAGACCACTGACTCTCAGTCCACGTATGGTCAATCGTGTTATAAAGCTGCGAACACTGAGGCCCATAACCAGGAACCAAATCAGTCCGCACTATAGGTGCAGGCTCTGGATCATCACCAGACCAAAGCATCGTTACACCGCTAATTGCAGCAATTAAGGCAACCACAGCAGCCGTAATAGCTTTAATAATCTTCTTAATTGACTCTGACCAAATATCTGCTTTCTCTGCTACATCTTCTATCGACATAATCCCCCACCTTTAACGATTACCTTCCCCACGACGGCCACGATTCTTTTTAGAACTCTCAAATTTGATAGTTCCATCAGGTTGATGCGAAGCATCACGGCCAGTCAGCTTCACTCCTGCACGTTTAGCTGCTTTCCGAGCAGCATTTGCTTCCACACGCTTCTGAACTTGCTCAGGGCGCTTATTAATTTTTGTATCTGTCCTAGCTTTTACTTTGCGAGCGGCAGGGTTATCTGCGTAATAACGCGCAGATTCCCCTTTTTGGGCATAGGACTTAGGTCTTGGAGCCATTACTGACAACTTTCACAAATATCAGGGTTGTCTACCCCACACTCCAACGGAGTGTCATCCAAAAACGGGTCAGTTAGCAGATCAGGTCGCTCTCCCATTTCTTCCATTTGCATCCACATGCCGTCATCATGCAAATCTTGTAGCTCACTCACTTTGAAGCTCCGCAACAAGCTCTTCTAGCTCTGCAGCAAGCTCAATATCACTCAAACCAGACGCATCACGGTGATCATCGACCATTACACGACGCTTCGGAGTGTACTTGTCGATGTATTGCAAATACAATGCGGCAGCTTTTACATCACCTTGTGCAGCTTGTCTGTACAACGCATCAACAACCGACTGTGTACGTTCAGGGTGGACGTTAAGTTCAGCCGCCCTGCGGTCCCACTCACGGACAAAACGAGAATCAGCTTTCCAACGACGAACAGTCCGATCATTCAACCCACGTTCAGTACACCACTCCTTCTGAGTAGCAGGCTCACGAACCTCCGACAACAACCAATCCAAAAACTCACCCCACTGCTCAGGCATAACCTTCTCACCCGAATCAGGATCAGTCTTCCAACCTCGTCCACCACCATTTTGCGGCATCATTATCCTCCTACAGTTATATACCCAATGTCCCACAAAAAAGTGGGACACCCTTGTATACCTTAAAAGGGGGGGATGGGTGAAATGCCTTGAAGCATTTCACCCATCCCCCACCCTCCCCCCTTATTGTATCCATCACACAACCCAAAGGATACAACCCAAGGAAAGAAAAACAAGAAAAAACTCTCTTCCGCCTCCCCCGTTCCAAAAAACACCACGCACTGGATATTGATATCTATACATATGCAACGGCGCAAGCCCCACCCCCCAAGGGGGTGCCCCCCGCACCTCGGATAGTGAAAATGGGTTGCCCTGGGCGCAACCATGCTTTCCTTTTCTGGGTCGGCCTTGGGTCGGTCCTTGGTCGGGGTCGGTCGGGGGTCGGTCGGCCATGGTCGGGCAGTCCGTAACCGTTCAGAGTGTCGGCGTGTCCGTGGTGGGTGGCCGAGAAATATAATTTATATTTTTGGCTGTCTTGGATTTGTGTCTGTAGGTGGTGGACTTAGTGGCTCAGACCCCTATACTTGTGTTTGTGAGTAACAAAACCACAAAGACCAAGGGGAGCACCCCCACCGATGCAGCGCGGAACGCTGCCAACGCAATCAATAAGGCCGAGGTTGATTCCTGGTCTGGTCACGTCCGCATGGTTAAGGCCATGGATGACGCCTACCAGTCAGTAAGCGCCAAGGCCCAAAAGACCCACAATCGCAAGGTCGCCAATCTTGCGGGCAAATCTGATTCGTGGGTCGCTCAGAAAAATGGGGAGGGTAGCTATATCAATGCTCTGTTGGCTCTGGGTTTCACCCTGAAGGCCATAGACGGCTTAAAGCTCAACCCCTCCTATTTCTGGAAGGCCAAGGGCATCAACCCACTTAAGGCCATACTCAAGGCCAAGGCCAAAGGGCAGACCGTAGAGCTACCTAAGGCCCTTACTGTTGAATGGCTGGTATCGGTTAAGGCCCTTAACGTCAAAGCCGAGGCCGAGCAGAAAGCAGCGGTTAAGGCCCGTAATGAGGCCCCGCCTCAAAAGCGCAACCGCACCAACAACAAAAACAACATGGGCGGCAACCTAACCCCCGCGGCTTCGGAGTTTGCGGAGTTCCGACGCCTAGCGGCCAAGTTTGCAAATATGGCAGCGCCATTTGAAAAGCAGAACGTCCAAGAGCGCAAAGACCTTGCGTACTCACTTGGGCGTTGTGTCGCTCAAAACAAATCGGTGCCCTCAGAAGTCTAGGCACCAAAAATAAATTGGGCGAGCGCTTCGGCGCTCGCCCTTTTTTTTTGTCTTTTTTTTTTCTGGTTCAAAAAATTTAATTTATATTTTTTGGTGATAGTGAAAATGATAGTGAGGAGGAGGCGTCCTT